TCAGGCTGGACATGGTTCGACCAGTGTCGGATTCCTTTGTGGGGAACATGTCGTCCATCAGCTTCTTAGCTTCAAACTCAGAGAACCCACCGTTGATCATCAGGGATTGCTTGAGGGCTTCCTTGTCCTGACCACGGATGAGATCATCCATCAGGTCCTGGGCGCGGTTAGCGTGAGCCTCTTCCACCGTGCGGACGTACCACTTGGCGAACTTCTTGGCTTGCTCATCAGACACACCTTCACGGCCTGCCTGGTGTGCTCGTGCCCACCACCCCTCAACCGCATCGCGGCCATGGGTTTGGACTAAGGAGTTCCACTTGTTCACGTCATGCTTGCGTGGGAGGTAGTTAGGGTTCTTGTCCAGACCACCGACCAGGGTAACTACCCCAGTATCGGGATCGCGAACCTCTTGCATGGTCAGGCCCTTCTTGGAGCCACCTTCCTCATGGAGAGGGTTGTTGATGTAGTCCACCACGTTGGCCAATGTCTTGCGAACAGAGTCGCCAGCCTTGATCACTTGTGGGGCGTAGTCACCATCCATACCACGGATGTAGTTGGAGACCTGAGTACCGAAGTCCTCGTAGGCTTTGCTCTTTTCTAGACGGTTCATGCCAGATTTAGCGAACCAGTCCTCGAAGGCTGGGTAGGCTGTCTTGGCCATCTGATTGAACCAGGCACCAGACCACTTGGTTGTGTCATCCCAGGCGTTGACCTTGACGACCGAGTGATCCTTGTAGCCCACGGTTGTGCCGAAGAGCTTAGAGGCCAAGTCACGGACAGCCTGAGGCACCTTGGCGGAACCCAAACGGTTCTCAAGGCCCAGGCCCCAGCCGAAGATCGGAGAGATGCCAGCCTTCGTTGCAGCCATAGCGGTCTCTTCAGGGATGCCTGCGTGAGCCGGAGAGAACTGGATTGTATCCACACCCACCTTGGGACCGCGATCCATCTTCACTGTGAGCTTCTCGTCAATCAGACGGTTGGTCAGATCGAGAGACTTCAGTAGGTAGTTGGTGTCGGTCTCATCCAGGCCCAGGAGCTTACGGAAGACATCGACAATCTTGGACAGGTAGTTGCCACCCTCAGCGGTCTTCATGCCAATCAGGAAGTCATGGAAGCCCTTCGCGCCGGTACCTGAGTACAGACCCGCAGTGAACTCCTTGACGTTGCCCAGGTAGTAGGACTTGAAGCCCTGCTTCTTGGCTTCTCTCACGGCATCCTGATAGAGGCCTTCGAGTTCCTTCGTGAGCTGACCATGAAGGGTGTTGGGGTTAGCAACACCGTAGTCCAACTTGTGGACGGTAGCGGCATGAAGCAGCTCGTGCAGCATCACACCATCACCGGTACCCTCAGCCACGAACACACCGTGGCGTGTCGAGGAGTAGAACCCAGCGAAGCTACCTGGCTTCTTATGGTTGAACGTGAGATCAATATCTTTCTGACGAACTGTGTAGACAGGGATGTCATCAATGAATTGCTCACGGAGACGTTTGGCCAATGAGGAGATGCGGGGGTCAGCAGACTGAGCCAGGCGTTCCATCACAGACAGGCCAGACTCCTGCTTCGCAAAGCGGACGAGGTTCTGGTAGTTCTTGTCCAGACGGACCTTATCGACCACACGCTCCAAGTCTTCCTTGGTGACAATGCCGAGGACCTTCAGGTCATCCTTAGTAACGCCGTTCATGATTACTGACTTTACCTTACCGTCCTTAGTGAACGTGAAGTTGTCAGTAGCCCAGGTACCGAAGTCATAGGCCTTATCATCAGCCGCTGTTTTGAACAGCAGGTTCTTTACCTTGTCTTCAGCGCCATAGTCAGGAGTGTTGATGCGGCCACGATCAAAGACGGGAGGAGCTTCCTGGACTTCCTTGATCAGGGTTTCAGTGCGGACATTGTCGTTGGCAGGATCGAACTTGAACTCCTTGCGGATCACCTCAGATTGCTTCTCGATGTCACGCATGACCTCATCAGAGGCCTTCTGGGTGTAGTCAGAGATTCGCTTGAGGTAGAGTTCCTTGCCGGTATCGGTCAGATCCAGATCCAGGCGTTTGAACTCTTCGACTTGAGCCTTCAGACCTTCCTTCAAGCCGAAGCTCTCCAGTGCCTTGTTCTCAGCAGCCAGACGGGCCTGAGCAATCTTACCCAGGCTAGAGGAACCACCGACCACAGCACCAAGGCCTAGGCCCATGGCAGCGGCCATGTAGATGTCGTCAATGGTTGCATTGGGACGGTTGCCTGCAGTCAGAGCTTCGATGGCAGCATTGGATGCGCCACCAACCAGGCCCATACGGATCGCATTGGAGACCCGTGAGGTGGCCGTGAGGAGGCCCTCACCACCAGCACCAGGGACAAACGCAATGAGCGTAGGGATGTCAGCCAGGCCACCAGCGATGCGGCCAACGGTACCGGCCATGCCTAGCTTGCCCAGCTCTTTTTCCTTCTCAAGGCTTTCGAGCATACGGGCACGGAGCATCTGGTCCTGCTTGGCCGACATACCCTGAAGCATGTACTGCCAGTGTTCTTGAGGGATGCCCTTCAGGTACTCCTTGGTGTACTCCTCTGTGCGCTGGAAGTTTGGATCAATGGCCTCACTCGTGATGGCTTGCTGCTTCCAGAAGTTGTAGACCGTGTTGTCTAGCTCGAAGCCCGTAGCAGCAGCACGAGGTAGATTAGAAACTCCAGTGAAGAAGCCTCCGTTCTCATCTGCATTGACGGCTGCTTCTCGTGCCAGCCCAGCGGCGGAGGGACCAAAACCTTTGCCTGTAGATTCTCCGGTCGTGAACTGGGGAGATAGAGGGGTGTAGGAACCACCGTTGAATTTCTTCAGGTAGTCCAAAGTCTCAGGCCAGGGCTTCCCTTTGGCCAACGCAGCGGCAGCTCTAGGACCACCGTTGTAGTCCGCCAGGGCCATGTTCATGTTGCCGTTGTACTTCTTCAGGTTGTCCTTGATGTACCGTGCGGCACCATCAGCTTCAGACCGGAAGTCACCAAACTGCACACCATAGGCTTTGGCCGTAGGTTCCATGAATTGGAAGTAACTACGGGCACCCTTCGGAGACACGGCATCACTGTCGAAACTGGATTCGATGCCTCCGATCTTGAACAGTGTGCCTGCAGGGATCTCGTGCGTCTTCTCAATTTCAGCAGTAATGGTCCTCGCTTCATCTAAATTAAATTTGGCCATTACTTACCTTTTTTCTTCATGAACTCTACGATCTCATCGACCGGCTTATCCAACATGTTGTTTTGCTTGAGGTACTCGAATGCACCCTTGGAGGTGATGTACTTCATTGCGGCCATGCCAGAGCCTGGTTGCTGTTGTGCAGGGGTCTTAGAGGCGTTGGACTCTGTCCAGTCCTGGTAGACCTTTGTGCGCCAGCCTTCGTAGGACATCTCTGCGTTGCGCTTAGTGTTCACGTCACGCTGTTCAGTCTCGATGTTGGTGCCGATCCAGGTCTCGATTTCCTTCTTGGAATAGACGATACGCTTGCCGTCCTTATCGACTGCAGGCACACCACCAATCCAAGCGTCATAGCCACCGTAGACGTTGGGGGCCAAACGGATCTGGTCTCCAATGCGGGACACCTTGTCTTCTGGTTTCTCAGTGACAGGGGCTACAGAGCCACCCAGACGCATCGCAGCTTCAGCGAGATCCAGAGGGGTCTTGATGCCCTCGAAGATTGGCTTGTTGGGAGCATCACCACCGTAGTCACGAGCTGCCTTTTGCTTGATGAACTTCGTCATCCACTCGCCACGGTTCTGACCATCAGGAACTGCAGGGAGGTCCTTGTTGTAGTAGATCGTGTTGTTGATCACGGAGGTAACCGCAGGGTCAGCGAGGTAGGTCATGACCTGCTCGACAGCCTTCTCGGGTTCCACCTTGCCACTACGCACCAGGTCGCCAACCATCTCCATCGCGTCAGACTTGATCTGCGTGAGGTTGATGTCCTTGTTGCCACCCCAGAGACCTGAGGCCCAACGATAAGACGGAGACCAGAAGTGTGGGTTCACGATGGAATCCACGATCTTGTCTGCCTGGTTCTTCTTGATGGAGTAATCGTCCGTGCTAATGCCGGAGTTCATTCCTTCGTAGATCAGCGAGGCTGCTGCATCGACATCAGGGGAACCATTACGCATGGCGTTCTGAATGCGGCGGAAGATCTTAGCATTGTCCTTACCGGCATACGCATCGGCCTGCTCTTGGCTGGTCTGAGCGATCTCCAGGTAGGTCGCGATGGCTTCCTTACTCTGAGGGTTCAGAGTGCCGATCTTCTTGTCCTTGGACTCCCAGCCCAACGATGCCAGGTTGAATGCCTGGATCTTGTTAGACCAATCAGGGTTCAAGCGGTCGTTGGTTGCCCACAGCATGACCTGTTTGTTCATCGGGAGGTTCTCAGATTGGACCTGACGGCGGATGACATCATCAGCCATCTCGCCAGCCTTCTTCTCACCAATCTTTTCCATCATACCACTGGAGGGGTTGAGCACCTTGGCCTCAGCGATTCGATCTTTGTTTCGTGCGAAGGTTCCTGAGCTGACTGCAAGATCCACTGCGGAGGACACTTCAGCGTGGCCACGTTCAGCTTCAGCGAGGAGTCGGGCTTGGCCCTCTTCCTTCAGCTTCTTAGCCATGGCACCTTCAGCAGCAGCTCGGTATTGCGCGGCCACACCTGTGCCCACCACGTCCTCAATTGTCTGGCCAGCATCGAGCTTCTCTTTGAGGAAGCCCTCAAGCAGGTCCACACGTCCACTCTTAGCGAGATCCGTGAGGGTGCTCGTGAGGGCAGCAGTACGTTGCTGAGGTGTGGTCAAGAGTTTCATCTTGACTGCGTCACGGTAGGAATCGCCTAGGGCCTTGGGACCTTGTTCAGAGGGGATCTCACCGGACTTGGCCTTCTCAAGCGTGACACGCATCCTCTGGTTCGCCTGAGCATCAGCGAACTCCACAGCCTTCTGATTCATCGACTGCAGCGTTAGGGCCTGCAAGCGGTTGGTGACAGAAGCCATACTCTTACCGAAGCCAGCCTTGGTGTACTCATCCTGGTTCTCCAGGGCACCCTTCTGCTGTTCACGCAGGTAGGCTTGTGCCTCTTCCCAGGTAGCGAACTGGCCACGCTGAGCTTTGGACAACACGTCCATCTCAACGCCAGACGCTAGGTTCTCACCATAGACGTGACGCATAGCAGCAACACGTACTGGAGATTGGACACCGAGGATGGTGCCCTCCTTGATTTGCTTCTCAAGTTCCTCGTTCGTCATCGACCGAGCAGCGGCCTCACCATCAACCTGGTCCTTGATATTCTGCTTTTGCTGCAGAGTGGACAGGGCTGCTTGAGTAGTCGGTGACGCAAAGGCCGCAGCCAGTTGTACCGCTTTCAGGGAGTTTGGATCGTTTCGAGCTTGCTCGGTTTGGATGTTTGGGGCCGCAACAGTTTGCAGTGCCTCAGCACGGGGATCATACCCCACTTGGACTCGCGCCATAAATGTTCCTTAAAATTAACCTGTACGTGTCCCGCGAGGGATCGGATTCTTGTAGTCGTTGAGACCTGAAACAATACGGAGGGCAGCTCCTGCATAATCAGGAGCGGTGGGAGTCTTCAGTTGATTGATCTGACTCGCAGCATTGATGCCGATGTTCTCGCGTTGGTTGTTAATGGCCATCTCAGCGTTCTCATAGTTGGTCACTACGGAGCTGGTGTATCGACCGCTCTTGCCACTTAGTTCTGCCAGAAGGGCATCTACGGATGTACCTGAGATACCGTTCTCGCCAGCCGCAACTTGAGCTGTTGCATCAGCGGAACGAGCATTGAGGTTGTTCTCTTCGAGCTTCTGAATGCCAGCCTCACGCTGCTGCATGTGCTCTAAGTTTGTCTGGTTCACGTTGGCCGCCATGGCCTTCATGCTATTTTCGTATTGGCGGTCGTTGACCTGCTCTTGATACTTCATCTGCTTCTGCTGAGCATCTACCGACATAACGGTAGTTGCGGCAGTCAGAATAAGCGTGGCTGTTGCTAGATCACACATTCTGGATCACCTTATAAAATTCGATGTAGAACTCACCGTCTGGTCCCATGCGCTGAGGTTCCTTAAAGGAAAACCCCAACCACTTGAGCCAGCGGATATGTTCGATATTTTTTGTCCACGCAATGTTGTAGAGGAATGGGTGTCCTTCAGACATCTCATCGAGAAACGCTGTGCTCTCCCTGAGAAACTGCTTGCGGATCTTAACGAGCAACGGAGAGGCTAGCATCCACGGGATACCAACCTCACCCTGCTTGCCCCCTACCCCAAAGATGCACACCACCTCACCATCCAAGAGGACGGTGCGGTTGTAGTTGCAAGTGAGGTAGGCCTGTCTCAAGGCCTCTTCAGGAGTCCTACGGGCCAGGTGCCAGATCTCATCACGGTCCTCCTGCCTCATGGTGACACTGAGTTCAGCGACATCACGGAGGTGGGTAGGACGGACTTCGATATTAGATGGCCTGGCTACGTTTGACGTAGAAGCCTTCCCAGTCTGCACTGAGGAATGAACTTGGGAGTGGGCTGTCATTTTCTAAAACAATTGAGGTGCCGATGTTGCGGCTAATGATTGGAAGCTGGAAGCGACCAGAGCTAATGTTGTAACGTCCGATGACCGCAGCATCCCCTAGGACTTTCCCAGAGAACACGTAGGTGTACGTTTCGCGGCCAGCAGGAGTGACAGTAGCTTTGAAATAGCCAGCATCAGCGTAGTTGAATGCGATCTTGCGGAGCTGCAAACGACCCTCAGTGTCACTCTTCTGACCACCACCTTGTTGGGCAGTGCGAACAGTAATAGTCGAGAGTTGATACTTGAAGAGGTACTTGCGACCAAATGCGATGGTGGCACCCGTGATGTTGCCCAGGACTTTGGCTGTGGAGCCATCCCAGATCACGTCATAGATCTCACCAGCCTTGAGAGTTGGATGATCCTTGACCACAACCACGTACTCACCAGTGCTGGGAGTGTATCCCAAGCTGGTCAGGTTGATCGTTGTGTAGCCTGCGCTGTACGTCAGGTCAGCATCATCGAGTTGCACCTTGCGATCCAGGTGGACCGTGTAGGGTTCATCAGGACCAATGTCACCAACAGACACGCCCACCTTCTCGAAGTAGGCACCATCAGCGCGGTTGACCACGAGGTACATTTCAGAGCCAATGAAGTCCACGTTCAGGATCGTAGTGTCAGACCCGAAGGTCCACTTTGACCAGGAGCTTTGGAGCTTGTCGTTGTTGGCCCAGAAGTACTTGTAGACATACAGGGCAGATGGATCATCCGATGACAGAGCCACCAAGATGTCCTCGTTGGTAGCTGAGGTGATCTTGAAGATGTTCGATGGGAGGTACTTAGGCACATGGCCGGTCACATCCATCGAGTCGTTGCCGATGTTATTCACGTCAGCAAAGTACTCACGGACAGCCGAGTAGGCACCCTTGTCCACCGCGAAGTAGACGTTCTTACCAATGCCGATCGGTTTCGCTACGGTGTTGCAGGGGAACTCAGTGGCAACCTTAAGGCCTACCGTCTTGGGTGTCAGAAGGTCATTCTGGTCCACCACGAACTGGGTCTGCTCAGAGAACAACAGGAGCTGCTTGTTGAAAGGCACTGCATGTTTAAGCAGGGACACCTTCGTGTGGCTTGCGTTCACGTCAATTGGATCTGAGTCCAACAGTTGGGTGACCGTAGTCCGCATGAAGTTGAAGTAGGAGCCAGCCTCAGAGAACACCACGGCCTCATCAGCGAGGAAGCCTAGGCGGTTACGGTAGAAGAAGATGTCCGCAATGGCATGGTCCACGAAGGACGAGAATGGGTTGGAATCATCATCACCCACCAAGCGGGACTTATAGGTTGCCTGCTTGAAGGTGAACGTACCATCAGCCTCACGCACCAGGATGTGGGGCATGGTGGCTGCATTGAAGGACGAGAGGATGCCAGGGGCTGGGCATTCCTGCCAGACACCAACACCCGTGGTTCCGTTCACTGTGTTGAAGCGGACGTAGTAGCTATCGAAGGGGGCTGTAGCGGTCTCGCCAGCACCAGTGCCGGTGATCTCTACGACCACCCCATCGACACCAGGGTTGGCTGGTAGATCGGCAAACTTCTGCAGCTTACCCTTGACCGCAACCATGGCAGCACTGTTGAAGCCGTCTTCGGTCTCGATAGTGAAATCGGTGCTCTTCGAGATGTAGATGCAGGAACCCTTACGGTACACCGTGAAGCCCTCTGCGATCAGATCATCAAGGCCTGGACCAGTGGTGGAGATTGACTCCCCCGTCACAGGATCGGTACCGGTAGTAGTTACACCTTTGAACAACTTCTCGCAGATGTAGTCCGTGGAGATCTGTGCTGTGTGGGCTGCGACACTTCCGTCTGGAGTCGAGAAGAAGCCACGCACGGTGCCGTTGATAAGCACCTTGTAGGTCTTACCGTAGTTGCCTGCCTTGACGTTCACGAGGGCCTCAAAGGGTCGTGTAGCGGTCGTGGTAGCTGCCTTGGCGACAGTGACACCCTTGTTCACAACGAAGGTGTAGTCAGCCACAGTGACAGACGAGAAGGACTTAGCGGGGTTCGCAGAGTCGAGGTAACCTTTCCCGTTGGGGAAGGCCACAGTCTTCTCTACGCCAGCCACGTCATAGACCTTAAGGTCACCATTGGTCACCACGGCAACATATCGCTCGGTGGTGTCACGGTTGATCGTGTGGATGAAGCAGTTCTCCAGGGGTGTGTCCTGGATTTTCTTAAGGTGCTGCGTAGGCGGTCTCTTCTTCAACCCCTGCGAGACAGTGGAGAGACCATTCTCTTGGACTTCGCCCTGAGAGTTCAGTCGAAGAGTAAAGGGTTGCTGAGAAACACCGTTGACAAAGTTGGGAATGGAAGAAGAGATCAGTGCCATGTTTAACGATCAATGACTCGCATTACCGAGTAGTTACTTGTGAGGATGTTGTAGTCACCGGTCTTCGCCTCGTATCGGCGCATAGCTCGCAAGGCACGGGCCTCGTCCGCTTCGGAGAAACTACCAAGGGTGTCAGAACCCACCACTCGCTGCTGGAATACACGAGCAGAGCGAACGGTGATGTAATGACGAGCTGCCTGTGGCAACTCATTAAATTCGAGGAGGATCGTGAGGTCAGCTTTGATGCTGGTCGCGAAACTGTAAGTCTTGTTCTTGCGGTCATAGAGGCGGTTACCGCGAATCGCCACATCGTGGTCAGAGGTGTACGCAGACACATCCACTTCGATGGTGTTGGGTGCCACGAAGATTTCGCCAGTGCCAACTGAGGGCGTGAGGACAAACTCGTAGTCAGTGTTGAAATGCCAGCCCTCTTCCTGAACCTGCACTGCAACTTCAGACAAGATTGATCGCGCTGTAACAGCATCCACTACACCTGTAGCGGCATCCAGCGAGTTGATCGGGGACTCGCCAATAGTACCTAGCATGATGTTAATTGCATCAAGCTCAGTGGTCAGAGTAAGAGCCATAGTAAATCCAAAAAATGAAAAAAAAGGGGGACCCCAAGTTAATGAGATCCCCCTTAGGAGTGAGCCGTGATTAGGCGGTCTTCAATTCGATAGCGCAAGAAGGACGCAGGACACCGTGGCCCATAGCGTACTTAGCAACCATCAAGGTGCCCTGACGGCGGATGTCGTAGTCCGACTCCATTGCCAGATCCATCAACTTGACGGTACCGACAGCATCCTTGGTAGCCACAACACCAACAGTGTTAGTGAAGGCACCAGCATACTTGTTGGTAGTACCAGCTTCCAACGAACCGTTGGCGATAGTAGCGCCGAAAGGAGCGTGGTTAGTCTTGACGATCTCGATACCTGCAACACGCAGGACCTTACCATCAGCGTACACACCAGCGCCGCCCCAGTCCTTGTTCATGATCTTGGTGTTAGCGGCCAACTTGTAGTAGGCAGCAGGAGCCAAGAATGCAACACGACCGTCTTCGCTGACGTTCTTCTCGTCCAATGCCTGAGCAGCGGCGAAGAGACCAGCAACGAGAGATTCGCCAGTGGCATCGCTCATGAGGGTACCGGAGGTGATCGCACCGCCACCAGCTTCACCAGTCACAGGCGAGCTACCGCGAGCAGCCAATACGGCCAACTGCAGCAACTGCTTGTCTTTGGTGTAAGCCAACTTACGACCAATTTCAGTCGAGTAAGGAGCGCGAACATCGTAGTGGTTCATGGCTTCGTCAATCGAAGACAGGAATGCGTGGCTGATCAAGAGGTCATCAATGGTGATGATGATCTCGTTAGCAGGCACAGCAGAGCCGGTGATTTCAGCACCAGGCACATGGTACTCGGCACCAATAGAACCGAGGATAGGGAACTGAGCAGACTTGCCGGAAGCAATAGTGCGTTCAGCGAAGCGGCCTGCAGTTACAGTAGCTTCTTGGAAAGCAGTGAGGACTTCGCCTGCAAATACTTTGAGGAATAGAGCCTTAGCATCGCCAGAAGTGTTAATCTGACCGACACGGCTAGGAGTAGCGTTTGCCATATATTTTATAAATCTCGTGTGAGTTGAAGAAAGTTGAGCAACCTCCTAGAAACCCGACACACATCACGCAGAGTTATCTCCCGCAGGAGGCAAAGGTCGTGTAATCAGTTCTTAGAATTGCAATTCCACCGCATAAGAATGCAGTGCGGAATGACTTCAAATGTTCACAGAGAAATGCCGGTTACGTATCGTCCGGCGTACTGGGAAGGGGATAACCCCAGTACCGTTTACACATTCAATCATATCCCATAGCCCACAGACTGGTGGACACAGTTACTTCGTAATGCCCTTGAGCTTCTCGATGGTACGGTATCCACCTAGGCCAAGCAGGCCAAAGAGAAGAGTCATAAGGGTGTTGAGATCCATGGCAGGCATAGCTGCACGAACCTCATAAAGTGCTAGGAAAAACGTAGCGAAGGGTAGGAACACGAATTGGTAAAACAAACCAAAGACGCAGATCCAACCTACAGCAGGTCGCCAGCCAGACTTAAAGAAACTATCGGAGCCAGCTTCGATCTCGTTGATCTTCATCTGACCGGTGGCCAGAGAAGTCTCAGCCTGGAGCACAGCAAGTTCACCCTGCTGTTGCATCTCAAACAATTTCAGTTTGGCTTCTGCAGCCTGCTGAGGATTGGGGAAGAGTTTATCAAAGACCTTCCCCGCGAGATCAAACAGAGGCCCCACAAAAAGGGGGTTCATGCTTATCCTTAGATGACGTTAGAGCGGCCCAGTTTGGACTGGACCTTTGAGCGGTAGGCGGGATCGTTCTTGTAACGAGGGTCACGCATGGCTTCAGTGACTTGAGCCATAGACTCAAACACATCGGCACCAGCGCCATCACCCTGGCCACCCAAGAGACGCTTAGGGTCTGAACCCACAGCATTCTGGTACTTGGCGCTCAGGCCCAACACAGCCAACTTGGCCTGGTCGAGGTTACCTGACGACACCTGAGAGTTGAACGTCTCGATCTCAGCCGGTGACATATTCACCTTGGCCCATTCAGTCATCGCAGAGAACTTCTCTGGACCACCGACTTCAGCCTTGATGCTTGTCTCGTACTGAGCAGCGATTGCCTGTTGGCCAGCAATGTACTGGTCTACCAGGCTCTTATCGAAACCAGCCTTCTGCAGTTTCTCATAGCTCTCAACCGACAGCTCACCCTTCTGGGAGAACTCAGCGGAGAAGTCTTTGAGATCCAAACCTTTGTCAGCGAGAGCTGTCTCAGCTTCGGCAGCAGGCGGTGTGACGGGTTCTTCAGGTGCAGCCGCAGGAGGATCGGCAGGCTTGTTGCCACCGAGCTTTGATTCAAGCTCAGCGTAGGCCTTGGCCATGTCTTCAGGAGATTTAAATTTCTCAGGAAGCCATTGCGGACGATCTTCTGCGGGGGGAGTACCTTCAGTTCCCTCTGGGGGAGTGATTGCGTTGGCCTTATCGACCACGTCAATCATCTTCTGATCATGATCCTCAGGCGTGG